GCTACAAGACTTGGATTACTGGTTCTGCCGGTGGTGCTGCTACTAGCGATTTAGACGCTATGGAAGTTAACTTCTTGTCTGAGCGTTGCGTATGTACATTAGGTGCTAACAACTTCTTCTTGTTCCGTTACGGTGCATAATAGGAGCTGTTTCATTGTTTAATTAGATAGGGGGGATACCCGTCCCCCCTTTTTTTAAAAATCAAATCCAATATGAAATTAAATACAAGACCAGGAGATAAGGTGTACCGTTTGAAGAACTCGTCACCTTTATCGTTTATACTCCCATCTAGGAGTACGAAGAGATTCCCATTGTTGCATTACGATGAGACTACAAATTCTAACAGACCATTGCGTTATGCAGTAAACCAAAAAAGCCCATTTGAAGATGAGCAAGATGGTAATGCTATCGTTGATCCTGTTATCTTTGAAAATGGAATGTTAAGAGTTCCAAAGCAAAACCCAGTATTACAAGCATTCTTACATTATCATCCTATGAACGGAGTTGTTTATGAGGAAGTTAACTATGAGAGAGATGCTGAAACTGAAGTACAAACCATTGCTAGTGAAATTGATGCATTGGTTTTAGCTAAGTCGCTTGACATTCATAAATTAGAAAATGTCGCTCGTGTTCTTTTTGGTATTGATCCATTGAACTTTACCACAGCAGAATTGAAGCGAGATGTTATGATGTTTGCAAAGAGAAACCCTCAAGACTTTATGGATATGGTTAATGACCCAACTTTAGAGATGGAAGCCAATGTACATAGATTCTTTGAAGAAGGTTTATTGACATTCAGAAATAGCAATAAAGAGGTTTGGTATAATACCAAATCAAATAAGAAGAAGATGATTAACATCCCTTATGGAGAGGACCCATACATGATGGTTTCTTTATTCCTAAAGAGCGATGAAGGTATTGATTCTTTACAATTATTAGAAGGGCTATTAGATTCCGAATAATTTAGCATAGTTTAATTTTAGTGTTTAGAGGGAGTTAAGTGCTCCCTCTTTTTTTTTATTTATCTTTGTACAAAACAAGATGTAATGATAAATTCTGTAAGGAACACCGTACTGTCTATATTGAATAAAAATAACTACGGTTACATATCGCCATCCGATTTCAATTTGTTTGCCAAGCAGGCGCAATTAGAGATATTTGAAGATTATTTTTCTAAGTATAATGATATCATCAATATGCAGAACGTCCGTAGGTCTGGTTCTGAGTATGGTGATGAATTGAAAGCCATTGAGGAGGCAATGGAGGTATTCTCAAGAGTATCTCATTTAACTAGGAGTGCTGGTAGTAATTATTTTTTACCATCTATTGTAACTACTGGTGATGATTATTATTTGTTAAATAAGGTTAGTTGCTATACTGATAAGTTATCTACCGCAACCAACACAGGTATATCGCCCGGTTTTCTAATTGATTCAGCAGCTAACTTCATAGCAGATGGCATAGAGGAAGATGACATAGTGGCTAATGATACCACTGGTGATGTTGCAGTTGTACTTCAAGTTAATAGTGCTACAACTTTATTTTTATCGGTTGACATATTCACAAGCATAGGTGATACATATTCTATTTACGATGAAAGCACTGTTAGTGAATCTGAGAAGGTAAACCACAATAGAATTGATATGCTTAAGCAATCCCTATTGACATCTCCAAGTAACAAGTATCCTATATACGTTCAAAACGATAATACTTTAAAGGTCTATCCTAAAACTATAAGTTCAGCAGGTCAAGTATGGGCTCAATATTTTAGATATCCATCAGATCCTAAATGGACTTATATAACTTTAGTAAGTGGGGAACCTGCTTTCGACCAAACTCAATCTGACTACAAAGATTTTGAATTGCCTCTTGAGGATGAATATAAATTGATAACTAAGATATTACAGTATTCTGGTATATCTATTCGTGAAGCTGATGTATACACATTTGCTAAGAGAGAAGAATTAGAACAATCACAAACGCAAACCACTAAATAATGGCATATTTATCAGAATATAAATATTATACAAACGATGGGGTGGCTCCAGAAGATTCAAATTGGGGTTCATACCAATATGTTAGTTTGTATGACATTGTAAATAATTTTCAGTTGATGTATACTGGAAATAATTCATTAGTAAATAATGAAGACAGATATAAGATTATCTTTCATGCAAAGCGTGGTATACAAGAGTTAAACTATGACGCATTCAAAGAGATAAAAGTTTTAGAACTTGATGTAACTGAAAGTTTGCGTTTTGTATTGCCTCCTGATTTTGTGAATTGGGTAAGAGTGTCTTTATACCAAGATGGGTATTTGAGACCAATGACTGAGAACATTCAAGTATTATCTTCTAATGCTTATTTGCAGGATAATAAAGGCAATATATTGTTTGATGTAAATGGCAATATTCTAAAGCCAGAAAACTCAAACATAGACATGGACAGATTAAAAGGGACAAAGAAGGATATATACCTAAATCCCGGTAATATGTTTGATGGTCTTGAGGGATGGAATATTGATGGGATGTGGTATTTTGACTATGCTTTAGGAGCTAGATTTGGATTAAACACATCTACTGCGAATATGAATCCTACATTTGCTATTGATAAGAAGAAGGGTGTTATTAACTTCAATTCAGATATGGCGAATAAGATTTGTATATTAGAGTACATTTCTGATGGAATGGAAGGAGGAGATGACTCTCAAGTATTTGTAAATAAGTTATTTGAAAAGTATATATACGCATATATCAATTATGAAATACTAAACTCTAAGCTAGGCGTACAAGAATATATAGTAGCAAGAGCTAGAAAAGAGCGTGGTGCTTTATTGAGAAATGCTAAAATTAGAATGAGCAACATTCACCCAAGCAGGTTATTAATGGCTATGCGTGGTCGTGATAAGTGGATAAAATAAAATATGGCTAATCTAACTAGAAACTTTGTATTAGGGAAAATGAATAAAGTCGTTGATGAGCGACTTGTTCCCAATGGTGAGTATATTGATGCCTTAAATATTCGAATGGGCTCTACTGAACAGAGCGAAATTGGGGTAATTGAAAATAGTAAAGGTAACGAAAGATTAACCACTTTAAGATATATAGACGGCACTCCATTGAGCAATAATGCTAGATGTATAGGTGCTGTTGAAGATAGCGAAGCAGAGACTGTATATTGGTTTGTACACGATCCTACATTTACCGTAGGAGCAACTGGTAAATTAGACATGATTGTGTCTTACAATATGCTAAACAACATATTGACATATCATGTAGTTAGCATTGATGATGGTAATAACGCAAGAACAACATTAAACTTCAGCCCTGATTATTTGATTACTGGTGTTAACTTAGTTAAGACTGGTAATAACGATGAGGTATTGATATACTTTACTGATAATTACAATCAGCCAAGATTCATCAATAATTTAAGAAGATACAATTTACCATCAGGTAATATCGACCAATTTACAAATGAGTCTATATTAGTTATTAAGAGACCACCAGCGCAATCGCCAACAGTAGCTCTTTCTAATTCTGCTACACAAGAGAACTTTTTAGATTTTAGATTCATATCATTTGCTTATAGATATAGATATGAGGATGGCGAATATTCTGCCATATCTCAATTTTCTGATCCGGCATTTCAGCCATTACCATTTGACTTAAGCATAGATAGCAACTTAAATGAAGGCATGATAAATGCGTTCAATAAGGCTACAATCACATATAATTCTGGTGGTAGCTTAGTTAAGTCTATTGAGCTATTGTTCAAGGATACGAGCACTAGCGTAATCAAGGTTATTGAGAAGTTAAATAAAAAAGACAAGGGTATACCTGATAATACTGAAATAGATTATGAGTTTGTAAGTAGTAAAATATTTACAGTGCTTCCAGAATCAGAATTATTAAGACTATATGATAATGTTCCATTGTTAGCTAAAGCCCAAACTATTATGGGTAATAGATTGATGTATGGAAACTATACTGAAGGATATGACTTGGTTACTGATAGTAATCAGCCAGTTCAACTAACATATATAGCTTCATTGCAGTCTTCTGTAATTGGTCTTGATGATTTAACAGTATCTAAGAGCAATGGTTCCTATAACATAGATGGACCTATAACTGCTACTGATTCTGTTATTGAGATTGACCTAACTGATGCTTCATTAGTTGCTGGGTCATCCATATCAATTGAATTTACAGTACAACATGGTCAATTTAGTGGTGGTACACCATCTGTTCAAACTGGATTAATTGAATATACATTTAACTACTTTTTATCATCTTCTTATACATCCGTATATGAATTAGCAACAAGTACTGAATTTCAAAATGCAGTAGGTACTTTATCAAATATTAAGCCAATGGCTACTTCTTGTGATGGTAGCACACTTACTGATATATTTAATTGCGAAATACCCAATACTCTTGATGTATACACAAAGGATAGTAGTGGTATATCAACTGTTGGTGAGCCAATTGCCATTATAACTAGCCCATCTAGTAATATTATTGGATTGCAGTTACCAGCAGTAAAGTTTATAGATAATTCTGGTGGTGGGGGAGCTGATGCGTATGAGTATTATGAAGTAACATTCTTGCAGGCTCAATACCAACAGAATGCAAATCCAAGAAGTTTGCATAGCAACAGAGGCTATGAAATTGGTATTGTATACATGGACGAGTTCAATAGGTCTAGTACAGCCCTTGTGAGCGAGCAAAATACAGTTCACGTACCTTGTGGTTCTTCTTCGCTTCAAAACTCAGTACAAGTGGCTATACCGCCTTCTCAGAGACCACCTTATTGGGCTAGTAGATATAAGTTTGTAATTAAGCCAGATAGAGAGAATTATGAGACTATTTATAGTTCAATATTCTTCGCTGATCCTGACTCAAATGCTACTTACTTTTTATTAGAAGGTGAGAATGCTCAGAAGATAGAGGCTGGAGATAGGCTTGTAGTTAAGGCTGATACGGGTGGTCCTACAAGGAACTGCCTATATGCAACTGTTTTAGAGAAAGAAGCCAAGCCAGTTGACTTTATACAAATACCATCTTCTGTAGGTTCTGGGAATGTTCCTGTTCCTGCCGGTGTTTATATGAAGATAAATGCTAATCAATTTAGTACGGTAAGAGATGATTTATCAGTTATTGGATTAGGAAAGGAAGAGACTGAAGAAAAATCATCAAAGTTTTATGCTAAACTTTTATATCCAGTAAATATAAATGACGGTACTGGAACATATGAAGATTATGACATCCCGGCTGGAAGTAGAATCAAAATGGACTTCAACTTTAGACGTTGGGGATCAGGAGATGGTAATAATGAATGTGAGCGTAGAATATACGATTTAAGCCTAGATTTAATTTCATCAGGAAACTATACAGATTTCAAGTCTTGGTGGGATGGGGATAATGTTGAGCAGTACTTAAATGATGGAAGTCAAACAGTAGGGTCAGGTGGATGCGCTATAAACAATGTATATATACCAACTTTAGCTTCCAGTACAATTGATGTCTCATTAGATTTATGTACAAATTATTTTCAATTTTACAGAAACACAACTACACAAGAATTAGTACTTATAATAACTGGAACATTATCTTGTAATGGATGGGTTTCTAAGAACAATAGAGCGTCTTA